AGAGGAACTACAATATGTACCATCATCTCAGACAAGAAATCGTGAATTAAAGAGAGCAGGTTAACGAAGTTTAGGACCACTAGCCCATCCTACTAAAACATATCTAATTCCTTCTGTTACTGGTTGTGCTCTATGAGGACATCTAGCATCAAAAACAATACATGCACCTTGAGGGTTTGGTATCTGACAATGCTTATTAAAATAATCCACAATAATTAACTCTCCACCCTTATAATCAGAAGGGTCAGAGAGTTGAACGCTCATCGATAATTTTCTCCAAACATTTTTGTTAGGAGCAACACCATAATCACAGTGCCAGTCAAATTGACCGCCAGCACGATATCTAAGAATTTGAAACTCAAAGGTATTAATATCAAACTCGTAATGCTTATTATTAACTACATTAAATAATGACTTACCAATAACTTCAACATCTGATCCACTCTTAGGACAGTGAACATCACATATCCTATAATCATCTCTAGGATCTATCCCTCTAGTAGGATCAGCATACCCAGATTTTTCAGGTATCCAATACTCATCAGTATCTGGTATAGTAGTAAGATATCTATCTAATCTACCTATAGCATCATCATTTATTGAAAAAATATAAAAAGGGTCTTCATGAGACCTATTCATGACCTCATCGGTCTGTGCTCTCTCACTGAGAGTCTTTACCTTGTCCATTACAATAGTGCTTCAAGTTGGGATACAGAGGTAGCGTTAGTAATTGATGTATATGGTACTGAGGGATTTGATTTAAGTGATGCAGATTCCCCTTTCATATCTGCTATTGCCTGAATATCTGCATTCTCTTTCTTAGTAGCAAGATATCTTGTCTCTAAAATTTCTTTAGTAATAGTCTTGGCATCTGCTAATTCAGCAATAACATTCTTACTGTCATGGTAATACTTCCATGCTGATCTAAATGCAGTATTGGGCAAATCGGATGCATCAATTAAAGAATACTCTGAAGCAGAGATATCTTTAGTAATGATAGCATCATCCGATAGAGTGCAATCCACCGTGGGGATTACCACTCTACACTTGCCATCTACGCCATTAAAGACTATGACTTTATCCCTTGCCATTATGAGTTAGCTGCTGATGCAACTACTATACTCTTTGCCCAAGGATAAGCGATTAAAACTTTGTTTCTAACATCAGCGTCATCTTTTCCATAGATATCAGCTTTTGTAGTGTTAGCATTATTACCATCGTCAAAAGTGGCGATGTAATGATCTCCTTTGTATGCTGCCATTTTTCTGTTTAAATTGTACAAAAAAGAGGGAGTAAACTCCCTCTGGTTATTTATATTACTCTTCAGCTAACTGCTGGAAGTATGATAGTGCATCATCTTCTTCTGCTGGTGGTGCTGTACGACGAGTCTGAATTTCCTCCTCTAACTCTTCTTCTACACTAACTGCTTTCTTAGCAGGTGCGGAACCAAGTTTCAGAACTGCATTAAGACGAGTCTTAAGTTCATCATAAGATTTGAACTGAGATGAATCAACAAGTTCTGCGAGAGAATACTCCTTCTTCCAGAGTGCCTCTAGAGCATCATCGTCATCAAGTAAAGGACTAACTGCAGCAAACTCAGAACTGTCATAGTTCCAGTATCCTGCTACCTTCTTAATCTTGACTTTAAAGTCTGCTCCCTGCCAGAAGTCAAAAGGATTAATCGGTGACTCATCCTCGAATTCTGGTTGCATAGCACCCATGATCTTATCAAAGATCTTCTTACCAAACTTATAAAGGAATACTTTTCCTTCATTATCTGGATTTGCTGGATCCTTCACAACATAGATGTTGGTGTAGTAAGAAAGCTTACGCTTTTGCTTACGAGCAATCTCTTTATCAGAATCAACTCCACTATTCCATAGAGTAGTATTGAATTCAGAGACTGGATCCTTCTGGTTCACTGTAGTAAGTGAGTTCTCAATATACCACCCACCTGGTCCTTGGAAGGCATGGGAGTATAGTTTTACCCAAGGAAGATCTTCTCCATCTGGTGCTGGTAGAAATCTTATTACTGCGTATCCGTTACCTGCTTTATCGACTTCAGGTTTCCAGAGACGGTCATCTCCTTTGTTAGTGGAATTGGTCTTTTCGACCTCCTTAACAAGTTTGGCAGTTAGACTACCAAGAGATGATTGCTTTTTAAGCGATGCGAACGACATAGATTTGGCCTGTGTAATTGGATTTGGCTTTTGTATGAGTCTATTATAAGCCACTCATCTTGCTTTGTCAATTCCCTTACGAACCTTATCGAGGGTTAGTCTCATGTTCTGAAATAGGACATTGCAATCAACATCCCTAGGGAACCCCATTAGTATAGCAGATTGCCGAACATTGTCAGCTATCTCCTTAGCACGAGGGTCATCAGAGAGTTTCATACGAGTATAAAGGATTTGCTGTTTATCCAACAGGTCATCCAACATCTCTAAGTGATCTATCTGTTCATCAAGGGGAAGCTCTGGAAACTTAAAGACTTGGGAGTATATTTCCTCCTGCATCTCATTGATGGTCTCCATCTCTTCTTTAACTATGTCTGAATCAAAAAAATCACTCATTTAGACACTCCTTAGACACTACTATTTATCTGTATTATATCATAGTTGCGACCAAAATAACCCTACGCTTATGTTCGGGAGTCTTCATATAATGCTCTCCAGAAAACACAATAGCATCATCTTCTTCAGGTAAATATTCCTTTCCTTCTACAAAAGTAGAACCACCTGCACTAGTAAGATATATGATAAAATTCTTATGAGGAAAATGATGATCTACATGAGGAAAAGAGGATGTAACCACTTTCTCTGGATGAACACAATTAACTGATAATCTCAGTATACTATTAAAATCATAGTTATTATGTTCTAATATTTCAGTCATTACTTTAACAACACTACCAACCTCATGAGGGTCTTGTACTGTTACAGGATATTTTGCTATCTCTGGTCTTTTAATAAAAGCTCTAGTATAAAACGGTACACTTCTATCTGAATAACCACCTGGAAACTTTACACCCCCTTGAGCATTATAAGTCCAATAGAAATCGGGTCCAAGAACCCATTTCTTAAACTCATTATAATGAGGAGTCTTTGGATTAGAGAGGGAGTTTAGCACGAGTAGTTTTCTTCATAAAGTTTAACTGTTGAGCATCACACTTTAATTTCTCCTTAAGAGGTTTAGAAATTAACTTAGTAATAGAATCAATTTCAATATTATTCTCCTCACAGAATAATACTATAGCATCAATATAGTTAAGATTTTCATTCTTAACAAGTTTCTCAATCTCTTGAGCAAACTTGGCAGAATTCATAAATTTTTTACCTAGTGCTTGTGTAAATTCATTTTCCATGTAATTGAAGTTGGTGGGTTAGGAAGTTTTCAATGTAAGTAACGAGTAATCTCATATATTTCATCTTATCTCGCTCCTCATAAACAACACAGTCACCGTCTTCACATGCCATAATAATGACTAGTTTCTTAACAGCAATACCTGTTAGTTCATAATACATACACGCATATGCTGCTGCCTGTACAAAGTAACCATCGATCCATGCTCGTGGTTTTGGTTTCTTAGAAGTCTTAAAGTCAATGACTGCTAATTCTCCCTCATACTCTGCAATACAGTCAACAGTACCAGCAACACCCAACTCTTTACTATAAAGAGATCCCTCTAAAGAATGGATGTTGTCAATCTTATTAAGAGTAGGTTTAGCAATCTTAAATAACATATCTCCCATAGGGTTAACCTTAGGAAGATCTTCATTCTTCAGATAATGCTCTGTCATGCTATGCATGTCAGTTCCACGAGCAGTTGCTTTACGAGTAATCTCGTTAGCTTTCTCCTCTCCTACCTTTTTTCTCCACTTAGCAAACTTTTCTCTACTCCAGTGAGAAGTTACAGAAGTGATTGATACTAATTTTAAAAATTCATCCTTATCGGGAACTTTATAAAATCTAACACCATCAATAGTTTCTCTCTCTAATTGAGGGAGATCCGTTTCTACATGATTAAACATTACATAGACATAGCGTGTTTCGTGGTTAGATACTCCTTACAGAGTCCAGAACGAACGATATCTTCAAGACCAAATTCAATGCAGGAAAATGATTCCATTTGCTGCAATATTCTCATGAAGTCAATGATACCATTTCGTTCTTTATCTCTAGTTAAATCAGATTGAGTGGCATCACCACAAAACATGATCTTAGTATCTTCACCAACTCTTGTTATTATACTATCTAATTCGTGAAAATTCAAGTTTTGACATTCATCCACTATTACAATAGCATTATCTAGAGTAGTACCCCTTATAAAAGATGTACTCCAGAAAGATATTGTCTCTTGAGTTTTAAGATTACCATAAAGCATCTCAAAATCTGCATCAGTATTCATCTCGAACATGTATTTCACCATGTTCTTATAAGGAATCTGATATAGTGCAGACTTATCTTCATGGTCACCAGGCAAGAAACCAATCTCTCTGGTCGATACAAGAGATCTAACCATGTAGATCTTCTGGTAAGGTGTCGTATGGTCTAATACCTCTTTAAGAGCGTTATAGAGTGCTATAAAGGTCTTACCAGTACCAGCACATCCATATGCAAAAAGATGTTTACCTGACTGATAATCATCGAAGAATTTTTTCTGATTTTCTGTTAGAGGTTGAATGTCATTTAAGAAATCACTATTAATAGGTTTTTTTCTTTTCATTTGCTTGGCAGTTAAACCAATACCAGTAACAACGGATGCAGATTTTCTTTTGCGTGGCATATTAGTCGAGAGTAAGTTTTTGGCGATTTCTACCTGTTTTTTCTGCTTTACGAAGCACTTCGTTCCATCCAGGTGCTTTTTTTCTAAGTTTATCCTTCCACTCACCAACTTCACCTACACCAGGCATTGTTGATGGGTCAGACCAGTCTCTCTGCCAGTCAGGATTATCTTCGCACCACTTAGACCACTCTGTGATGCTCATTGCAACTTCTTTTTGTTCGCCAGTTTCTTTGTTAATTACAGGATAAGTAGCCATAAAACTTTACATGGTAGTGTTATTTAGAGGGTGACTAATTCACCATCACTCTTAGGTGTATTATGTAAAAGTATATCAAAAGCAATAGTAATTCTAGGAGTATCTGATTCATGTACAGTAGTACTATGAGGAACCCATGTAGGGAACAATGTCATAACATTAGGGATATTCTTAAATGGATATGTCTGCTGATGATATGGGTGATGGTATACAGTCTCTGTATTATCACACTGAACAGTAAAATGTCCACTAAGATAAGAATGTGGGAAACTTGAATGAGAATGCTCTTTGATCTGCTGACCTTTACGCATCACATTTGCCCAACATCTAACCTTAAGTTCACCACCTTCTTTAAAGAAAGGACTATCATAATATTTCTGACCAACACCCACATCACCTGGTTCAGGAGACGCTACGGTATTCTGAACATAAAGATCATGAAAATCTTTAATCTCTTTATGAAGTTCTTTACATGCAGGACTATCCCAATCTAACACATTAAAGTAGTTAAATCTGGCAGTTAAACTATCTGCTCCTAATCCAGTATCTCCATCATCATAATGATCCCAATCATCTGGATACTTTTCTTTAATCTCTTCTTCCTTAGATAAGATAAGTTTAGCAAGTTCCTCTACATCAACTTTAGTTTCTCTTTCTGCAATAAAATAATTCCATTGGGGAGCGAAAGGTGATTGTGGAGGATCACTACTGAAATGAATTACTTGTGCCATCCTAATGCCTCCGAAACTGTAGGTAGTTGTTCTTTAAAAATTTCTCTACACTGTTCTGCAATAATCTTATGCTCTTTCTGAGTACCATGAGCAGATCTAAGATCAATATAATGTATCCAAGACCTTACACTACCAGACATATAAAGTCTAGTAGGTACAGCAAGTGGTAATACAAATCTGGCACATTCTTTAGCAACACCCATATCTATCATATAACGATAGAGATCCTGAGCATCATGGAAATGTTGAGCAATTTCTTTCTCTAACATTTTT